GAGACCAGAGAAACGAAGGATATTGCTGAGCTGAAGGCCCGGCTCGATGCTGCTGGCATCGCCTACCGGGCCAACGCCTCGAAAGAAACCTTGGAAAAGCTCGTCGCCGATTTGCCCAAGGCGTGATACTGCTGGCTACCGGTAAAGCGGTGACCAATATCTGAAACTTATTCCAGCGAGTTGATCCATGACACTCATCATCGAGGACGGTACCGGCAAGCCAAACGCCGAAAGCTACGCGAGCGCCGAGGACTTGGTCATGTATGCCGAGAAGTTTGGTGCGACCATACCTGCGGACGAGATTTCGCAGGAAGCGTTGCTTCGCCGGGCTGCCTTGGCGATGGATGGCATGATCTGGAAGGGGCGAAAGATGGATAGCGATCAGGCTCTGGCCTGGCCACGCCGCGGGGTTGAATTGGACTGCCAGATTAAGCCCGACAACTACCTGCCTGCGCGGATTCAGTACGGTCAGATGGCCTTGGTCGCCGAGATCCACACCGATGACATCGACCCGATCGACAAGCGCAAAGGTGCGGTGACGCTGGAGCGTGTCGAAGGTGCAGTAACTCGCGAATACGCGACAATTTCCAACACCAGCGGACGACTGTTGCCAGCTGCTCCAGACCGGCCGAGCGCGACGCAATTTGCTGACTATCTTCAGCGCAGAGGCTTGTTCGCTGTGCGGGCTTAATCGGGATATTGCTGATTAAGTTGAGAAAGTAGGTGTCCAACATCGGTTTGGATGCCATAGACGCAGGAGAACCATGCTGGTGTGGCAGGGTCCGCGTTTACGCTCACTAGAATATTAGCCACAGCCGTACTCACAGCTGGCTCGAAGTAATACTCCTCGCATTCGCTCCGAACGCGCTTGTTGCCGTCAATAGTGCCTGTTTTTGCATATCGCTTGAGTTCTTCCTTGAGCGACCTGAACCGCTGTTGCAACTCATCTTTCTCCAACCGGTTAAATCTGGTTTTGCCTGCGTGCAACTCCATTAATTCATTGGCTTGGGCGCAGAGATTACGCATCTTGGCGATCACTTCGCGCACATGCTGCTCTTCTGTCGTCATCGTGATTTCCTGTTTTTTTAGGTTAATTTTGCTCGAGATGACGATACTAACCGTCCTCCGGGACCGATGCATACGGAGCCACCATGGCCTTCTACGACGAAATGGCCGTGATGGCTCTGGAGATGATCACAGAGTTCGGCCAGCCCGTGACCATTCGTGCAGTCACCGTTGGAGAGTACGACCCCAGCGCCGGTAGCGCACCGCCTGACACCATCACCGAGCAGACCGCCCAAGGCATCTTGCTCCACTTCACCGGCCAAGAATTCCAGAACAACAGCCTCATCAAGCAGGGCGACAAGAAGCTGAAGGTCGCCGCGCAGGGGCTGGCGTGGGTGCCGGACCTGTTGAACAAGGTCATCGTTCAAGGTCGCACCTGGTCAATTGTTCCGCCGCTAAAAGAGATCAACCCGGCCGGCACACCGATTCTGTACGAACTGCAGGTGCGGTCATGAGTCGCGCCGGCGCCGGCCAGTCCGGCAGCTTCGCACTGAGCCTTGCCGAGTTCGCAGCCCAGGCTAAGGAAGCCATCGATGCAAGCTTGCGCGAGATCATCATTGAGGTCAGTAGCAGCGTTATCCGGATGTCACCGGTGGGCAACCCTGAGATATGGGCGCAGAACACTGTGGCCCGTCAGTACAACAAGGCCGTAGACGATCACAACAGCGATTTGCGCAGCGATCCGGCCAATCTGACGAAGGCGGGGCGGCTCAAGCCTGGGCGCAAACTGAACGATGGCATGGACATCGTCGCCCCTCAGGGCTATGTCGGCGGACGATTCCGGGCCAACTGGCATCTTTCAATCGATGTGGTCGAGAACGTCACCTTCGATGAGGTTGATCCGAGCGGCCAGGAGACGATTGCTGCACTGGTTTCGGCGGTGAGCGATTTCACCGCCGGACAGACTGCCTACCTCATCAACAACCTGCCATATGCCATCCCGCTCGAGTTCGGGCATTCGACCCAGGCACCCGGCGGCATGGTCCGTATCACCGTGGCCCGTTTTCAGCAGATCGTTAACGAAGCCATCAGGAACAACCAGGTATGACCCACAACATTATTGCCTCGATCTACGAGGCCAAGCTGATCGCCTGGGCGAAAACGTTGCCGGTACCGCTGAAGGTTGTCGTGGAGAACGAGGCTTACACGCCCGTGGACGGCGTCACCTACCTGAAGGCCTTCACGCTGCCGGGCGATACCGCGAGCAACACGCTCGGCGGCGACCACAAGCTGTACACCGGCGTGTTTCAGGTCAGCATTGTGACGCCATCGGGCAAGTATCGCGGGGCGGCCGGTGCACTGGCTGATCAGATCGCCGCGTTGTTCCCACTGTACGAGCGGAATACGAAGGACGCATTTACGGTGGTGACCATGACCCCGGTCGACCCCGGCCCCGGCATTCCAGACGACACGACCTTCACCGTGCCGGTTTCCTTCCAATACCGAGCCGACACTTTCTAATCCGCCCATTGGGCAAACCCAGAACCCGCCATCGAGCGGGTTTTGTCATTTCTGAAAAGAGGAAACACCAATGGCTGGCATTCAAATGCCCAACGGCGCAACGTTCGAAATTGCTTCTGCCTACGGCACCGCAATCCCATTCACCACGCTGACCAACGCGAACCCAGCAGTGGCCACGGCTGCCGCTCATGGCTTGGCCGAAGGCGACATTATCGCGGTGAGCTCGGGCTGGACGCGATTGGACGGCCGTGCTGTGCAGGTCGCAGATATCGCCAGCGGCACCTTCGCGTTGGGTGGGATCAACACCACCAACGTTCAGCAGTACCCGGCCGGCTCCGGTATTGGCTCGGTGCGCGAAATCACTTCCTTCGTCGAGATCTCGCAAATCACCGAACTGGCATCCAGCGGTGGCGACCAGCAGTTTCTGACCTATGGCTTCCTGGCCGACGATGATGACCGCCAGATGCCCACCACCAAGAACCCGATCACGCTGAACATCACGGTGGCGGACGACCCTTCCAAGCCCTATGTCGATGTCTGCGAGGCTGCTGACGATGACAAGCAGGTGCGAGTGCTTCGTCTCAACCTGCCGGGCGGTAGCAGCATCATCTACAACGGCTACGTCTCGATCACATCGACCCCGACCATGTCGCGTAACAACCTGATGACCCGCGTCATCAGCATCGCACTGACCGGTCGTCCAACCCGTTACAGCGCAGCGGCGTAAGGAAGTCTCATGGCAAAGTTCACGCTTACTCAGAACCCGACCTTCAAGGCCGACGTCATGCTGCCTACGGTCGGCGGCGAGCCCGTGAAGGTGGCGTTCGAGTTCAAGTATCGCGACCGAACCGAGTTGGCAGGCCTTTATGCAGACTGGGGAGAGCGTCATAAGGCGCTTGGGCTCAAGTCCGAGGAGGTTGGGCTTCAGCAGTTCACCACCTTGCTGATCGATCTCCAGGTTGAACAGCTCAAGGCAATCGTTGCCGGCTGGGACGTCGATGAAGAGTTCAACGACGAAAACCTTCGTATCCTGGTCAGCTCAATCAGTGCCACGCCAAGCGCGGTGCTGGCGGCTTACTCCGATGCGTTCAGCAAGGCTCGCCTGGGAAACTCCTAAGCGTCTCGCGCAAGCTGTACGAGCCCGGGCCATCAGCGGAATCGCTGGCGGCCTTTGGGCTTTCTCTCAGGGACTTGCCCGAGGAAATCTGTGAGGTCTGGCCGGACACCTGGCAGGCGTTCCAGGTCTTCGAGGCAATGAGTACCCAGTGGCGTACAGGGGCGTGTGGCGCTACCGGTCTGGATTACACATCAATTCGCGATGTCGCCGGCTTCCTCGGCTTAACCCGGACCCAGGTCACCGACATTTTCCCAGATATCCGCATCATGGAAGCCGAAGCCCTGCGGGTGATGGCGGAACAGAGGGGCAGTAAATGAGCACCAACTTCGCGTCCCTGGGCATTGAGGTCAATTCGTCGCAAGCGGTCAAGGCCGCAGACGATTTGGACAAGCTGGTCGATTCGGCTGTGGATGCCGAAAAGGCAATCGACGATCTCGGCAAGACCGGGGCCGAATTGGCCGGCACCGGCAAGAAGATCGTTCAGGCCGAGAAAGAAGTAGCTCAAGAGATCGACAAGTCCACTGACGCCACGCAGCGCCAGTCCAAAGCAAGACGGAAATCCGGCGCAAGCGCGACCAGCCAAATCACCATCATCAGCCAACTCGACAAGGCGATGTCCGGCAGTATCGGCAGCATGGAGCAACTGATTCAGGCTGAAGGACTGCTGGAACGCGCCCGAAAAGGCGGTCTGGTCACCATTGAGCAGCAAGAGGCGTATCAGGATCGGCTTGGTAAATCCTTTGACCGAATTGAGAAAGCTGAAGCCAAGGAGCTTGCGCAGAAACAACGGCTCATCGACGCCGAGAACCGCCAGATTGAAGCGCTGAAGCGCACGGTCAATGGTATCGATCCGATGGTCGCGAAGCTGGCCAAGCTGGAGGCGCAGGAAAAGGCGCTTAACGACTTGCACAAAGCTGGCGGCATCGACGCCGAGGCTTACGCAGACAGGCTGGCAAAAATCGGCAAGGACAGGTCCGGACTGACCGCTACAGAAACTGCGTTCGACAAACTGAAACTCGGCACGCGCCAGGCTCAGGAAAACGTCATGCAGTTGACCAACGCGTTGTCATCCGGCGATTTGGGTAGCGGGGCGAGGGCTATTGTTCAGCTCGGCGCCGGCGCTGGAGCGTCCGCCAAAAGCATGGCGGCTTTGCTGCTTCCGGCGGGCCTTCTCGCGGGCGTCATCGGCGGGCTCGGCTATGCCTACTTCGATGCAATGAAGCAGGCTCGGGCGTTCAACGCCGCAATCAACGGCGGCTCGAACGACGCCGGCCAGAGCACTGCCAGCCTCAAGGCCATGAGCGAATCGGCTGGCGTGCTGACAGGTAATCTATCCGGTGCGCGCGAAGCTGTTATTGAGCTGGCTTCCGGCGCGGCTACCAGCGGCGTCCAGATGCAGAACCTGGCGCAAGCCGCGGCTGCCATCGGTGAGGTTACAGGGAAGGGCGCGGACGATATCGCCAAGTCGCTGGCCAATGCGGGCGATACCGCTACTGAGGCGGCGGCCAAGATCAGCGATCAATATGGCCTGCTGACCTACGAACAATACGAGGTCATCAAAGGCATTGACGACCAGGGCGACCATCAGCGCGCACTGGATGTTCTGAGTGAAAGCCTGAATTTGTCCGCCCAGGAGCGGCTGAAGGCCTACCGCGCCTCCCTGTCAGATGTTGAGCGCGATTGGGACAACATCAAGATCGCGATCGCGGGCGCCTATGGTGCCATTCGGTCGGAAGTCTTCCCAGACCTGGCCAAGCAGATCGAGATCACTCAGCGTGTGCTCGACACCCGAAAAGGTGGCGGTGTTGCTGGTGCCGTCTCCAATGGCCTTAGCTCCCTCAATTCATTCTTGGGTTTGGGAGAGGGGGCTAACGACGATTCGACCCCTGCACTAGAGGCCAGGCTGGCCGGGCTGAAGGCGCGTCAGTCAGCTAGCCAAAGCCTTGCGATCACCACCGGCGAAACAACTCAGGCAAACAAGGAACTCATTGCCGTTCAGAAGGATCTGGACAAGCAGTTGGACAGCCTGAACCCCCTGGCCAAGCGTCAGGAAGCATACAAAAAGCTGAACGACCAGTTCACGAAGCTTTATCAGGATGCGGAAAAGACAGGGCAGAAATCGCCGCTTCTTGATGGTGTCGACTTCGACGGGAAGAAATTCTCCGGCGGCGCTTATGACAAATTGCGCACAGCCGTAGATGACCAAAACAAGGATCCGAAGGCAGCGGCAGGCAGTGTTGATCTGACCGGCTTCAACGACGCAAAAAACCAGCTCACGGCAATTGTCGCCGAGTACAGCAACGCCCAGAAAAAGCTGGATGCCGAACAGAAGGCGGGGCTCATCTCCCAGGCTGAATACGCACAGAAGCGAGAGGGCCTGATCGGCAACGAACGGGACGAGGTTACCGCGGCGTATGAGGCCGAGATCGCGGCGCTGGAGGCCGTGAAGAACAAGTCCAGTACCACGGCAGCGCAGCGCATTCAGCTCGACCAGAAGATCGCTGACGCACGCACGGCCATGGTCAAAGCGCAGAAGGATGCCGACAGCCAGCAGGAGGTGCTGGCGACAGCCGAGAAGGGGCGGCTAGATAAGCAGACGTACGCAATCAGCCAATACGTGGCAGCACTTGGGCAGCAACAGAAGGCTCTGGCGCTTGCAGGTCAGCGCGCGGTCAATGGCGTCGGTCAAGGCGATCGGCAGAACGCGCTGTCGGGCGAGCTGAACAGTCAGCAAGACCGATTCGCACAGCAGTCCCTGGAGCTGGAAAATCAACGCTCTGACCCGTCACGCAATATGTCGGACGAAGAGTTCACTCGCAAATCCCAAGCTCTCGCAGATGCGAACAAAGCGGCAACCGACCAGATCCGGCAGAACTATGCCGATGTCGAAGCGGCGCAGGGTGACTGGACGAATGGCGCGACATCGGCCTGGGCCAATTACTTGGATTCGGCGCGAGACATTGCGGGCCAAACTCGAAACCTGTTCGAGAACGCCTTCAGCTCCATGGAGGATTCGATCGTCAACTTCGCCATGACGGGGAAGCTGTCGTTCGCGGACTTTGCGAAGTCGATCTTGGCGGACATGGCGCGCATTGCTACTCGACAGGCCAGTTCGGCATTGCTGGGCAGTTTGGTGGGTGCAGCGACTAGCTATTTCGTGGGCAGCGGCACTTCGAGCGCACCGACTTCAGCAGGGTCTACTCAGGCGGGCTATAGCAATGTGGACTTTTCCGGATACAGGGCGGCCGGCGGACCTGTATCCCCCAATTCTCTGTACGAAGTCAACGAGCTAGGCCCAGAGCTTTACAACGAGGGCGGCCGCTCATTCCTCATGACTGGGGCGAATGGCGGCAGCGTGACGCCGCTGACGTCTGGCGGGGACCCTGGGGTCTCCGCACTTGGCGGCGGCTCTAGTGGCACAACGATCAGTGTGCAGGTCATGGTGGCCAGCGATGGATCAACCAGCTCCGCCACCGACGATCCGGCTTACCAGCAATTCGGCAAGGACTTAGCCGACTTCGTTGATCAGCGTTACCAGAAGCTGGTGAGCGTCGACCTGCGCCGGGGTGGAAAGATCAACAGAGCCATCACGGGGTGATTCATGACAATTGAGAGATTCACCTGGCAAATCGAAAAGGGTGCAACTGGCGATATCAAGCAGCGCACCCGGTCCAAGCAGTTTGGCGATGGCTACGAACAGTCGGTCTCTGATGGGATAAACAACAAAGTGCAATCTTGGCCCATCAGCCACACCGGCAGCGCAGAGCGGATCAGGGAAATTATCGCGTTCCTCGATCGCCATAAGGGCGCGAAAGCATTCCTGTGGACGCCGCCTCTCGGTGAACTTGGCCTCTACAAGTGCCCCAACGGCTACCAGCCTTCTCACAAAGGCGGCTCGGTTTACACCCTGACGGCCACCTTCGAACAAACCTTTCACCCCTAAGGGAAACCCTGATGGCATTGATTACCGACATCCAGAAGCTGGAGCCCGGCGGGGAAGTGCGGCTGTTTGAAATCGACGGCACGGAATACGGTGCGGATGTGCTGCGCTTCCATGCTCATGCGATTCCGCACACGCCGGCTGAGTTGCTGGCGTACGAGGGGTCGCCTGACGAACTGCCGGCAAAGTCGATCATTTGGCAAGGCAACGAATACGCGGCCTGGCCCGTGCAGATCGAGGGCATCGGCGCAGACAGCAGCGGCAGCGCTACACGACCGACATTTATGGCCGGCAACGTCAACGGACGCATCACGGCGCTGTGCCTAGCGTTCGATGACCTGTTGAAGTTTCAACTGACCGTGCGCGAGACGATGGTCAAGTACCTAGATGCGGCGAACTTCCCTGAAGGCAATCTGACTGCCGACCCGACGCAAGAAGCGCTGGAAATCTGGTTTATCGATCAAAAGACCGGTGAAGACGGCGAGGTGGTGCAATGGGAGCTGTCCTCGCCAGGTGAGATCGACAACCACGGATTGCCGGGCCGGCAGATGACAACCTTCTGCCACTGGGCAATGACCGGCGGCTACCGCGGGCCGAACTGCGGTTACACCGGCGGCGCCATGTTCGATGACGACGACAACCCCACGGACGACCCAAGCCAGGACGAATGCAAGGGCGGGCTCAAGTCCTGCAAGTTGCGCTTCGGACAGAACAACCAACTTCCTCACGGCGGATTCCCCGCAGTGTCCCTGATCGCACGGAGCTGACCATGCGCAAGCACATCTTGAGCGCCATGGCAGCGCACGCGGCAGCCCAGTATCCGAAAGAGGCTTGCGGGCTGGTGCTGGCGATCGGCAGGAAGCAGAAGTACTTCCCATGCCGGAACATAGCGACCGAGTCGACCGACGAGTTTCGAATCGATCCAGAGGAATACGCTGAGGCGGAGGACGCAGGTGAGGTGATCGGGATATTTCATTCACACCCGGACGCAACCAGCCGGCCTTCGCCTCATGACTTGGCCATGTGCGAAGCGACTGCGATGCCTTGGCACATTCTAAGTTGGCCTGAGGGTGACCTGCGCACGGTCCTGCCTTCTGGCGAGACGCCGTTGCTCAAGCGCCCATTTGTGCATGGTGCCTGGGATTGCTGGCAGGTCTGTGCTGACTGGTACAAGCGCGAGTGGGGGGTTGAGTTCGAAGCCTTCAAGCGCGCTGATGGCTGGTGGGAGAGCAAGGACAGCGCCAGTCTGTACGAGGCGAACTACGAGGCAGCCGGCTTCTATCGGGTCGATCAACCAAGGCGCGGCGACATGATCGTGATGGAAGTAGGGCGGACGGTGTACCCAAACCACGCAGGAATATTTCTCAGCACCGAGCCGACATTACCTGGCGAGGATGCGAACACCTTCGGCCCTGGGCCATTCCTGCTTCACCACTTGTACGGGCGCCCGAGCGAGATCATCGTCTTCGGCGGGCCGTGGCTAGACCGAACACGCCTGATCCTCAGGCACAAAGATGCACAACCTATTACATGATGCGGCCAAGCCACGGGAAAACAACATGCAGAAGAAAAAGGAAGTGCGTTCGGAAGGCAAGCTAGGCAGCCCCGAGTCGTCTACAAATACAGCGTTGCGCGACGATTGGAGGGTGCTGATGGTCAGGCACCCTCAAACCGGTTTTTACTACGCTGCCGGCCTTAAGCTCGGCCAGTAATCGCCTGAGACAAGTTATCGAGGTAGCTATCGTGCAGTGCTTTATCGATGCCCTCGAAACTTTCAGCCTTCAGATTTTTGAGGTCCTGGGAAATTACGCTCGCTATTGCATCGTTGCCAAATGCAAGACGCCGCCCGAGCACTGCTGCCGCGTTCATGTTGAAAACAATTGCAGTCTTGAGTGCTAACTCTAATTCAGCCAGACGTTGATCTACAGTTTTCTGATTACTCACATTGACCTCCAGGTCATAAACGCGCCGAAATTGGCGCAATCCCAGTCTTTGGGCTTGCAGGCAAAGGACTGGGCAATCCGTTGTGTGAGGGCAGGAGGCTACTATTGGCGGGTGGTGAGGCGTTACTGGCTATAAAACCAGTATTTTGCTACGCTTGCTTGACGGAACGAGGTGACGATGCAATGTCAAGTATTAATTGACGATACCACTTGACTTGTGCAGAATCGCGCCTCATTTTGACCATAGCAAGATGCTAATAATGAAATGGAGGCCAAATGCCGAGCAGCGTAGATATAGCTGAATACTTCCTGATTCTGGAAGGAGAGGGAGGGGAAATCTCGAATTTGAAGCTCCAGAAGCTCATGTACTATGCACAGGGCTTCAGCCTAGCTTTGCGTGGCGAACCATTGTTTTTGGAACCAATTGAGGCCTGGATGCACGGCCCTGTGGTGTCAAGCCTATATCATCGTTTTAAAGATTTCGGTTCAAATCCGATTCCTCCTGCTAACGACTTCAATCCCTCGGTTCTCAGTCGAGATGAGCGCCGCTTGATCGAAGAGGTATACGACGTGTACGGGCAGTATTCAGCTTGGAAGCTTCGTCAGCTGACGCATGAAGAAGACCCATGGCGTAACAATTTTGCCGAAGGGGAGTACAGTCGAGAAATTCCCCAGCGAGAAATGGAGCGGTACTTTCGCGAAAATTTGGTGAATTAATCATGACTCGCAATAGGATCAAAGGACGTGATTCGAGCGGTCCGCAGATTAAGGCCCGGTCGGCGACTGTAGAAGTTGATGACTCAGATTCCAAACCTCCCGTATTTTCCTTTGAGTATCTCCAAGCTGGTTGGTGCGTCCAGGACTGCCAGCAGGAGGAACGATCAAAGATGCTTGATAAATTGCGGAGGCTAAGCGCTCTTTCGTGGAAAGATATCCGACAACAAGACAGGCATCATCTTGGCTCCGAGATCATTGCCCGGAATAGCATCAAGGCCGCGATCCCATCTTTCTTGACTGAAGACGTCAAATTGCTTGCTTTTAGAGCATTCGACAAAGCCGCAATGGTTGGCTATCGAAGTGGGAGGGTATTTCATGTGCTCTGGGTTGATAGAACCTTTACGCTGTATAACCACGGTTAAAAAGTCCAACCCAACCGCTGGAGTGCACTCACTCCGATGATATCGTGCACCCTTTCCCACAGGAGTGACCTGCATGAAATTTTTCGTAGGGGCGTTGGCGGTGATGCTGTTGGCGGGATGCATGGCCCCGACAATGAATGAGGCACGGCAAGAAGGTCCGAGCAAGATTTTGTATTCCAAGAAGACTGACGAATCCCTCGCAAAATGTGTCCAGTACGAGTGGCAGAATCAGCCAATCTTCGGAGGAGAGCCTGGCGCTACTCAGCAACCAGGCAGAGACAGTGGATACACAGTTTTCACGGTAGGCTCAGGTTATTTCGTTGATATTCAGCCGGGTGCGTCTGGGTCAGTGGCCAAATATTACGCAGTGGTGAATAACTGGATTTCTCAAAAGCGTCTGACTGCACTGCAAAGCTGTTTGTAAATGAACCAAAATCCAAGGCCCGCTTAGGCGGGTTTTTTATTGCCTGGAGAAAAGCATGTCTGCGCTGTCGATCAACTACCAACCTATGACCACGATCTTACTGTATGGGCAGCTTCGGAAATTTGGCCGATCGTTCCGACTCTCGGTCAGGTCGCCGGCGGAAGCAATCAAGGCGCTGTGCGTTCAGATCCCAGGCTTCGAGCGATTCCTTTCCAATGCGAAGTCGCGGGGCATTGAGTTCGCGGTGTTTCGCGGGAAGACAAATATAGGAGAGGAAGAACTCGGCTTCGCAGGTGATGGCGATATCCGCATTGCGCCAATCATTACTGGCAGCAAGAAGGCAGGCGGTCTTCAGACAATTATTGGTGCTGTTCTCATTGTCGTTGGGCTTGTTATTACGGGCGGGACGTTCGGTGCGGGAGCGCCGTTCGGCTCGGCCCTGATCATGATGGGTGCTTCGATGGCTATCGGTGGTGTTATTCAAATGCTCAGTCCAGTAGCGAAAGGGCTCAAAACAAGTGCAGCCCCCGAGAACACCCCGGGCTATGCGTTCGGCAGCGCCCGCAACACCACGGCATCCGGCAATCCGGTCCCGCTCTGCATCGGCAAGCGCCGGTGGGGCGGGGCGATCATCAGTGCCGCGATCTACGCCGAAGACCAGATGTAGCCAAACCGTCGAACACCACAGCCGCCCAAGAGGCGGTTTTTATTGCCTGGAGGAAAGCATGGGCGCAGCAGAGAAAATTGACGTCTTTGGCGCCAAGGGCGGATCGGACAAACCGAAGACTCCTACCGAGGCGCCGGACAGCCTGCGTTCGGTGGCCGTGGCCAAGATCCTGATCGCGATCGGGGAGGGCGAATTCGCTGGCAATCCAACCGCGCAAGACATCTTCCTCGACAACACACCGCTGCAAGACCCTCAGGGCAACATGAACTTCCCTAACGTTAAGTGGGAGTTTCGCAACGGGTCGGTCGAGCAGAGTTACATCCAGGGTATCCCGTCGATCGAGAACGAAACCTCTCTGGGTATCGAATTGCGAAGCGGCACGCCGTGGGTGCGGGCGATCAACAACACTGAGCTGTCGGCAGTGCGCTTGCGATTCGCCTGGCCA